TCAAGGCCGACATGGTGCCGGTGCTGATCTCCGAGGAGGGCACGGGCAAGACCAGCTCGGTGATCGCGCTGGCCCCGGCCGAGGAGCACTACGTGGAGATCGACCTCAAGCGCCGCGACGACGATCTCTCGCGCGCCATGCGGGGCAAGCTGGTGGCCGAGCTGGGCGAGCTGCAGGGGCTGCAGTCGCGCGATCGGGAGTCGATCCTGGCCTGGGTGGTGCGCCGCTTCGAGGAGTGGACGCCCAAGTACAAGGAGTTCGCCACCCGGTTCGCGCGCCGCGCGATGCTGGTGGGCACCACCAACAACGGCGAGTTTCTGCCCAACGACGGCTCCAAGGCTCGCCGGTGGTTGCCGCTGCTGGTGGGTACCACCGAGATGGCGGCGCTGCTGGCCGACCGCGAGCAGCTGTGGGCCGAGGCGCGCGAGCGATTCACGGCCGGCGGCATCGCCTGGCAGCAGGCGCACGAGCTCGCCGGCGAGGTGCGCGATGACCACCGCACGTTGGACGACTGGCAAGGCGCCGTGCAGCACTGGCTGGCCACCGGCGAGATGGACGACCCCGCCGGGCCGCCGCGTGGGGCTCACCCGGTCACCACCACGGACGTGCTGCTGGGCGCGATCGGGGTGCCACTGCGCCAGGTCACCAGGCGCGAGCAGGAGCGCGTGGCTGCAATTCTTCGCGCGTTGGGGTATGTGCGCAGAAAAACGCGAGTTGCGGGTTACGAGGGGACGACTTGGGCGTACTGCCCCACGCGAATCTGCAAATTACTGCACGTTTCACAGCGTGAAACTGAAACCGTGTTCGACCTTGCTTGAAGGGGGACGGGGACATGATGGGGGACGCAAAAAAGTGCTTTGCAATCAACGGCTTACCCACTGTCCCCCTTTGTCCCCCTTACATACATAAGGGTAGTAATAGCAAAAGCGTGTCTCGGGTTGCGCTGCGCGAGCACGAGTGCTCACATGTGGGCGCACGCGAGGGAAAGGTAGGAAAGTGGTGGGGACAAAGGGGACAAGGGGGACAAGCCCAACGTGCAGTTTTTCGCGGCTTCGCGCGGAGCGCTCGGCGATGCGGCGCGTGATGGTCAACGACCGCGGCCAGCGCATCGGGGCCGATCACCCGAACTGCCGGATCCCGGACTGGGCCATCGCCCTGATCCTGGAGCTGCGCGACGCGGGCATGAGCCTGGGCAAGATCGCGGCCAAGTTTGACGACCCGGCCGGCGACGGGTTCACGGTGAGCAAGTCGCAGGTGTTCAAGGTTTGCGCCGGCCTGGTGCGCGCGCAGGTGCCCGCCAGGGTCAAGACGGTGCGCGACTGACCGCGGCGTGCACGTGCCGGCCACAGCAGCCCCTACAGTCGCGCCCATGTCCGACGCCTGGGTCACCCCTTTCCTTGCCTCGCTGCGCGCCACTGGCGTCGTGGCAAGGGCCTGCGTGGCGGCCAGCGTGAGCAGCGCGCAGGTCTACACCCGGCGCAAAGAGGACGCGGACTTTGCGGCCGCGTGGGACAACGCCCTGGAGGACAGCTACGACGCCCTCGAGGCCGAGGCCCGCCGGCGGGCCCTGGAGGGCGTCGACGAGCCCGTGATCTACCAGGGCCAGCCCACCCCGCTGTGGGAGCGCGACGCGGACGGCCAGGTGGTGCTGGAGGAGTACGTGGCGCAGACCCGCGCCGACGGCTCGCAGGTCATGGGCTCGCGCCCCAAGCAGCTGGTGGTGGATGGGCGGCCGCAGTTCCTGACCGTGAACAAGAAATCGGACGCCCTGCTGCAGTTCCTGCTCAAGGGCTACCGCAAACGCTTCGGCACCGAGACCACCGAGCTCACGGGCAAGGACGGCGCGCCACTGCAGGTGGACGCCACCCAGCGCGCCGCGCGTGTGGCCGCGCTGCTGGAGATGGCGCGGCTGCGCAAGAGCGGCGCCAACGTGGACGACCTGGCGTGACGAGGGAAAGCTGCGCGCCTCTCACCCGACAGCGCGGCGACAGACGAAAGAGCGAACCATGACAACCAGAGTCCACATCCGAGCCCCGTACGCCAACCATCTGGGCGTGCGCGTGCTGCAGGCCAACCCGTCCACGCCAGGCGAGGACAGCAAGGTCGTCGCCGAACTGCGCCACGGCGAGCGCTTCGAGGGCTACGTGCACTTGGGCAGCGAGCTCACGGTGTGCGAGATGCCGCTGCTGGCGCCCGAGCCGCGCGAGCTCTCTCGCGCTGAGAAGCTGGCCGGCGTGAGCTTCAACCCGAGCGGCAACCCGCTGGTGAGCGAGTCCAAAGCCGGATACGCCGAGCGCATCGCCGAAGTCGAGGCGCTGCTGCGCACCCCGGTCGACAGCGACCAGGCCAACATGCTGGTGGACGCGCGCAGCCACCTGATTGCCGCGCAGATGCTGGTGACCAAGGCGATCACCTGGTCCAAGTAGCCCCTGCCATGTACCTGACCGGCAGCGCGTTCGACCAGTTCCTGCTGCTGGTGCGCGCGGCCGGGCGCAGCGGCATGCGCTGCCCGAGCCTGGTGCCCGGCCACCAGCTCACCCGCGAGCAGCTCGAGCGCGTCAACCGCGCCTACGAGGAGGAGCGCAATGCGCACCGGGCGCGCAACCTGCGAGGACGGGCTAGGTGAGCAACTTCGCAGCCTTCGCGCTGTTCATGCTGGCGCTAGCCTGCGTGGCCATCGAACGCATGCACTGGGCGTGGCTGTTCGCCTTCACCGCGTTCCTGGCCGACTGGAGCCACTGAGATGCTGCTGCTGATCCCGATGGCCTACTGGGCGTTTCCGCTGTGGTGGGCCGCCAGCCTGTACGAGCCGCCCCGCGCGCCGCAGCGCCCCCGCACGGCGCAGCACAACGCGCTCACGCACCGATGACCCCGACCGAGATCGAGGAGCTGGCCGGCTACCTCACGCCCGAGGAGCGCGCCGAGTTCGACAAGCTGCTGCTGGCCGACCTGGTCGAGCAGGCGTGGCGCCCGCTGCCCGGGCCGCAGTCGATGGCCTACTACAGCCAGGCCGACGTGATCGGCTTCGGCGGCGCCGCCGGCGGGGGCAAGACCGACCTGGCCTGCGGACTGGCGCTCAACGAGCACCACGTCGTGCAGTTCTTCCGGCGCGAGGGCACCGAGCTCACGGCCATCGTGGACCGCATGAAAGAGATCGTCGGCCACGACTCGGGGCTGGGCGGCAAGCCCCCGATCTGGCGCGACCCGAACGGCACCTGCCACCTGATCGAGTTCCTGTCGGTGCCCAACCTGGGCGACGAGCGCAAGGCGCAGGGCCGCGCCAAGGACCTGCTGGTGATCGACGAGGCCACCAACCTGCTGGAGGCGCAGGTGCGCTTCCTCAAGGGCTGGGTGCGCTCCACGCGCCCGGGCCAGCGCAAGCGCACGCTGCTCACGTTCAACCCGCCCACCACCCCCGAGGGCCGGTGGGTGATCGACTTCTTCGCGCCCTGGCTGGACCCCAAGTGGCCGGCCGCCGATCGGGCACAGCCCGGCGAGCTGCGGTTCGTGGTCGTGGTGCCCGGCAGCAACGGCACTAGCCGCGACGTGTGGGTCAAGGACGGCCGCCAGTGCGTGGTGGTCGGCGGCGAGCTGGTCTACGACTTCGAGCCGGCCGACTTCCGCCCGCAAGATATCGTCACGCCCGAGACGCGCACGTTCATTCCCAGCCGCATCACCGACAACCCGTTCCTGGTCAACACCGGCTACATGACGGTGCTGCAGTCGATGCCCGAGCCGCTGCGCAGCCAGATGCTGTACGGCGACTTCACCGCCGGCACGCAGGACGATGCGTTCCAGGTCATCCCCACCGCGTGGATCGACCGGGCGATGGCGCGCTGGAGCGACAAGAGCCCGCGCGGGGAGATGTCGGCCATGGGCGTGGACGTCGCCCGCGGCGGCAAGGACGACACGGTCACGGCCTGCCGTCATGACACGTGGATCGCACCGCTGGTCTACACCCCGGGCAAGGAGACGCCGGACGGGCAGACCGGCGCGGCCATCGTGCTGGTGCACCGGCGCGACTCGGCCCCGGTGCACGTCGACGGCATCGGCGTGGGCAGCTCGGTGGTCGACCAGCTGCGCGACGCCAACGCGCAGGTGGTGAGCGTGAACGTGGCCGAGGCCAGCCACTGGCACGGCAAGGGCGGCAACCTGTCGTTTGCCAACCTGCGCAGCGAGCTGTGGTGGCGCATGCGCGAGGCGCTGGACCCGCTCAACGACCGCGGCATCGCGCTGCCCCCGGACAAGCGCCTGGCGCAGGAGCTGGCCACCCCCAAGTGGCGCATGCAGGGCAAGACCATTTACGTGCAAAGCCGCGAGGAGATCATCAAGGACATTGGCCGCTCGCCCGATGCGGCCACCGCGGTCATCCTCTCGATGATCGAGACCCCCAACCAGGCCAAGGTGGAGCGCCAGGCGCGCGGGCGCTCCCAGCAGGCGTACGACCCGGTGGAGGCGCACCACCAGCGCCAGCGTGCACTTGCCGGCGCGGCCGCCCCTTACGATCCGCTCGCCCAGTACTGAGGCCCGGCTCGCACCGGGCAAACGCCCATGTGCCTGACCAAGAGCCCCACCATCGTGATGCCCGAGCCGACGAGCGAGGCCCCCAAGCAGGAGGCCAAGCAGCCGGGCACCGCCGCGGCCACCGCCACGGCGAGCTCGCGCAAGAACATGACCGCCGGCGGGGCCACCAGCGGCACGCTGCTCACCAGCCCCACCGGCATCGAGCAGAGCCAGCTGAACCTGGGCAAGACCAGCCTGCTGGGCCAGTGACCCGATGACCGGCACCCCCGCAGCCAGCGCCCCCGGCAGCCAGAGCGGCCTGTCGGCGCGCCAGCTGTATCTCAAGCGCAAGCAGAAACTCTGGTCCGAGCGCGCCAGCTGGGAGGGCGACTGGCGCGACCTGGTCGACTACCTGGCGCCCTACTCGGGGCGCTTCACGGTCAGCGAGACCAACCAGGGCGGCAAGGCCCAGCGCGCTGTCAAGCAGGTCAACACCGTCAGCCGCCGCTCGCTCAAGACGCTGGCCGCCGGCCTGATGGGCGGCATGACCAGCCCGGCGCGCCCGTGGTTCCGCCTGTCGATCCACAACGAGGCGCTGCGCGAGGACCAGGAGGTCAAGCGCTGGCTGCAAAAGGTGACCGACCTGATGCGCGAGGTGTACGCGCGCTCGAACACGTACCGCGGCCTGCACCAGTGCTACACCGAGCTTGGCGCCTTCGGCACCACGCTGGCGGCACTGATGCCCGACTGGGACAACGTGATCCACATGCACCCGCTGACCATCGGCGAGTACGCGCTCGCGTGCAACGACAAGGGCCGGGTGGACACCTTCGCGCGCGAGTTCAACATGACCGTGGGCCAGCTGGTGCAGCAGTTCGGGCTCGAGCGCTGCAGCACCACGGTGCGCGACCAGTGGAGCCGCGGCAATCAGGACCAGTGGATCACCGTGCAGCACCTGGTCGAGCCGCGCGCCCAGCGCGAGCACGGCAAGCTCGATTCGCACAACATGCGCTGGCGCTCGGTGTGGTACGAGGCCGGCCGCCAGGACGAGAACCAGATCCTGGCCGAGGAAGGGTTCAACCGCTTCCCGGCCCTTGCGGCCCGCTGGGACGTGAACGGCAACGACGTCTACGGCACCGGCCCGGGCCACGACGCGCTGCAGGACATGAAGGAAGCCAATTTCTTCAAGGCCCGTCGGGCGCTGGCCATCGACTACCAGAGCAACCCCCCGGTGCAAGTGCCCGGCGTGCTGCGCTCGGCCGGCGTCAACCGCTTCCCCGGTGGCGTCACGTTCGTTGACCAGACCGGCCCCGAGAACGCGGTGCGCAGCCTGTTCGACGTGCGCCTGGACCTGTCGCACCTGGACGCCTCGCTGCAGGAGACGGTGTCGCTCATCAAGGGCCACTTCTACGAGGACCTGTTCCTCATGCTGGCCAACGACACCCGCAGCGGCGTGACAGCCACCGAGGTGGCCGAGCGCCACGAGGAGAAGCTGCTCATGCTCGGGCCGGTGCTCGAGCGCCTGCACAACGAGCTGCTGGACCCGCTCATCGACTTCACGTTCGATCGCCTGGTCGAGGCCGACATCCTGCCCCCGCCGCCCGAGAAGCTGCAGGGCCACGACATCGTGGTGCAGTACGTGAGCGTGCTGGCGCAGGCGCAGCGCGCGGTCGGCTTGGCTAGCTTCGACCGCCTGATCGCCACCGTGGGCGGCATCGCCGGCGCGACGCAGGATCCGGGCGTGTGGGACAAGGTGGACGTCGACCAGGTGGTGGACGAGTACGCCGACGGCCTGGGCGTCACGCCCAGCGTGATCCGCAGCGACGACGAGGTGCAGGCGCTGCGCGCTGCGCGCCAGCAGCAGCAGCAGGCCGCGCAGGCGCTGGCCGCCGCGCAACAGGCCGCCTCGGCGGCCAAGGACATCGGCCAGATCGACCCGGCCCGCATGCAGGACACCATGGCCATGTTCTCCGGCTACGGTCCGAGCCCCGTGGAGGTGGGCGCCCAATGAAACTCACGTCGATGAAGCGCGAGGCCGAACACGGCACCGCCGAGTGCGTGCCCTGCTGCGGCGAGGCATACCCGTACGGCCTGCAGCTGTACCTGTCCGGCGATGCGTGCGAAAAGCTCGGCATCAGCAAGGCGCTGCCGCCGGGCACCCAAGTGACGATCCAGGCCAAGGCGATCGTGGCCAGCGCCAGCGAGTCGCTGTGCCCGGACGGCAAGGACGTGAGCATTTCGCTGCAGATCACGGACCTGGGCGTGGACAAAGCCGGCGGCATGAGCGCCGCGGCGGCAGCCAAGACCCTGTACCCGGACAACGATTAAGGAGCCCCCATGCCCACTCTGCAAGCCCCCAGCGGCGCGCCGGCCGAAGGCGCTGCGCTCGTCACGCCCAACGACGCCGCGGACCTGAGCCCGGGCC